GGACAATCAGTCTTGAGGAACCAAGCATTGGTATCCGTAAAGCGACGGTTTACAAAGAAACCGCCCGGAACCAGACCTTGGTTACGAATGGAGTTGATGTCGTTGACGTTAGTTGCACCGTTTGCAGCGGTAGTCGGGTTAACGCCAATAGTCGTGGACATCGTGCTGTTCAGGATTTGATCGGCAGTAAATGCCAGATCAGCCGGAATATGCAGCGACTCTGCTTGGAGACCAATCAGAATACCACGATCATCTTTTGCCTTCGAAATGGTAATCAGGGCCGATTCCAGCGAAGCTTCCGAAAGATCGGTAGCACCGAGGTTGTTCGACTGGTTACCGTCACCGATGGTCGGGTGCGAAGCCGAGAAGAACGGCTGACCGTCACCACCAGCATACGAAGAGTTAAAGCCGTTGTTGAAAACATCAGCAGCCTTAACTTGCTTGGTATTAGCCATTGCACGGGCCAGACCACGAGCACGAAGCTTTGCGAAGGTATCGTAAAGATTATCTTCCATAGCTTCTTCGGTCACTGCAAATGCGAGTGCCACAGTTTCGTGGGTGTACCGTGAGGTATAGCTTTCTTGTGCATCGTCGTAAGAGACGGCTGCACCTTCGCCTTTCACCGGAGCCGTACCGAAACCAGTGAAAAGTACTTCTTCTTCAAATGCACGATCCGAGTTTTCAGTCTCGAAAAGCGGAGCGTGTTCATCAGCAACTTCCCCGTACTCCATGCCGAATACAGCGTTCAGGCCGGGGAGAAGCTCTTTTGCAATACTTGCTCTATTAATAGCCATTATTTAATCTCCCTTTAACCCAGCAGATATGCTGTGATAGTTGCAGGTGCGGTTACAGCGGCAGTCAGGAAGTTATCCGTATGCTGGATAAGTTGAACATTCAATTTAAGGAATGCTCGCTCATCAGCATCGTCAATATCATTTCCCGGCTCTTCGACTGAGTCGAGAGGACGGCACATTGCAATACCTGTTGTACGAGTTGCTGCTTCAAGACCATGACCCGACATACCAGTAAAGGTAGAGCCAGAGCCAAGGGTTACAGCAAAGTTTTGAGAACCATGAAGGTCACCTGCAGTTACAGAAGCATCTGCTTGAACTTCAAATACGGTTCGAGAATCGTCAGCGATCATAGCATAGGCATCAGTTGCGGACGTTCCAGAAGGCCAGTACTTGCTGAACTTCTGTTCACCGTCTGCTACATAACGACAACCCATGAATACACCCTGAACAACCTCAGTTACGGTAGTAATGACTTGGACATTCCCTGCATTAATACGGCAAAGATCGCCGGTAAAAATATTAGCAGCATAGCCAGAAGCAATCGGGTATTCATTGCTACCCATATTGTTCATGCTACCGCCACGTTTGCGAGAAGGTCGGAAGCCAGACAACGCTTTACTTGTAGTCATTGTTTTCTCCCTATTAAAATTGCACTAGTAACTATTAGTCTTGAAACTTAGGTGTGCGACCTTTAGTTACTTGAGATTTACTGTTATTACGAATTGGCATACGAGAATCACTTTGTCCCATAAGTTGTTGATTAACTGCATCAACCATTTCGTTACTTTGATTTTCATAATACCGTTGACGGCTTTGTGCTTTACGCAATGGCATCTTTGCCAAAGCCAAGTCTCCACGACAGACTGCACCTGTGTACCGCCCTTCCTCTCTCACGAAAGAGGTATGTTGAAGTTCTGGAACTTCATCAACAGAAACAAACTCCCATCCTTCAGCAAGACGCTTGCCGACGTTTTGATAGTCGTCCTGATTCTTCATAGTTACCCGAATCCAACGAAGGGCCATGCCCTGTTCTTCAAATCGGTACTTTACCGGATCAGGAATATCAAGAAGGCTGGGTTCTTTATATTCAAATTCTGCTTCTCTTGATTCGAGTTCACGAGACTCAACACTACGTGATTTAGTTTGTGTACGTGCCATTTCAATTTCCTCCACGCTTATTTACCATAGACCGAAGTGTACTCGCCTTCGGCTCGTTCCACTTTCAGTTTTTCAGCGGCATATTGTTCTAGTGGTATTCCCCATTTATTTGCAAGGCGAACATCTTCTTTAGATAGTTTTACCTTTTTATTTGATAGGGATGTTGAAGTGCGTGACGCTCCACCAACCACTTGAGCAGGAGATGACGTTTCCTGCTGACGCTGTTGTTCTATTCCAAACCGTTCAGGATACCGTTCCCGGAGTCGTGAATCGATTTCTTGATAAAACTCAACTTCTGAAGGATCATAACCTTCGTTTTTTAGATCAGAGTCAATTTCCAACGCAAGCGTTGTCATAACTGAATCTTGACCAAACCAAGAGTTACGACCTGCCCATTCTACTGCAAGACGGTCATACTGTGCCGATTGCTCTTCTTGAACGGGCTGCGTTTGTTCCTCTACAGGACGATTAACAACAAACTGTTGTCTATTCATTTGCAGCATCGAAGCATCGTTTTGAGCTTTAGAAAGATGTTCCTGTGCAGCTACAATACGATCCGTATCCCCAGACTCCAGTGCTTGACGATAAGCATCACGAGCCAGTTCCATACGGCTGTTCACGTTTTGTTCTGCAGACTCAAAACTTTTTTCAACCGAAGTTTCAACTTCTTTTTGTTTAGTCTTCAGTTGTTCTTCTAGCTCTTTTTGTCGAGCTACAAGTTGTTCGATCTTTTCTTCACGTTCTTTTTTCTGACGCACAAGTTGGCGAATACGCTTTTGTGCTCCAGACTGCTGCTCTTCCTGTTCAGGTTCAGATTCTTCAGCTTTTACTTCTTGAACTTTTTCTTGTTCAAGAGGAAGTTCAGACTGTTGTTCTTCTTCGCCCTCTACTTCAAATTGTACTTTTTCTTCTTCCTCTTGTACGGCGTTGGAAGTATTTACCGCAGTCCACTCATTATCCTGTTCGGACATTTAGTTCTCCTTTTTTACGTCATGTGCGAATCTGACGGATTACGCTATTGATTATATTACAGTACTGCTTCTATTTATACAATACCGACATATAAATTTTTTTAGTTTGATAGGTTAAAAGTTGGATCAAGTTCTTTTGGGTCTTCAACAACCATAGAAATCTGGTCATCAAACAAAAGAATTAGGCGAACACCCTTGTAGAAAAACTTCTGACCTGAATGTTTACCATAACAAACATAGTCGCCTTCTTGACACCACGGGCCGTTAGGAAACTTGTCGTCATCTTTGTAAGCAATGTCGCCAACTTTCAAAACCTTACCCACAGTTGTAAGATAGGCAATGTCATTTTTGGTTGAGTCAGGCAGCAAAATACCGCCTTTAGTTTCTTGTTTTACTGATACCGGGCGAACAAGAAGGTGAAACCCCGGAACCTTCGGAAGAACTTCTGGATCAGGTGCTTCACCGTTTGTAATCCATTCGTCATTCTTCATTGAATTAGCCATAGCTACACTTTGCATATTAATCCTCTTCGTCTTCATATATCATTGTATTGACTAATCGTTTAATTTCATCCTGTGCATATTCAATGCCAGCAATCTTTCCAACGATTTGCATATACGAATGATAGTCCGAAGGAACGCCATATGCAAGCGAATTCTTTAGTCCATCTACTTCTTTTTGTAGGGACTTTTGTATTTCTTCCCAGAGCATTATTTTACAATTGTAAAGGTCGGATCATTTGCAGGTGTAGGTACTTTTCCTGATGGACGCCCTACTTCTACACCACGAGGAATGTTTGGTACATTATCATAATATCTACCAATCATTTCATTTCTTTTTGTATTCAAAAGATTGTCAATAATTTTATTCCTTGCTGCATCATCAAGATTTGGATTTTTCAAAAGCTTTACAAGGGTATCTATTTCGTCAGGATTTAGATATTCCATATAGTCATCCAAATCTTCTGAAAATCCTAGCTTTGATTTTTCCATTTCTTGTTGTTTATACAAATCCTTATACAATTTAGTCAAAGATGTATCAGAGTCATTACGAACTGGACCCGCTGCTTTCAAACTTTCACGAGCAGATTTTGGAGTACCAAACAGTTTTCCAAAATCAATTTGATCAGAAAGTATTTTAATTACACCCCTTAGTCCTGACATGACTATCCCTTTCTTGCTTCTGCAAGCATCTTGGTAATCATGTCTGCCGCTTTAAGCGTTTCGGAGTTTTGGATATTTTCTTCTTGCTTGATGAGGTCGGTAAGGATTTCAACAGCTTTGATTGCCGCCTTTGTATTTCGATCTTTCTCTTTTTCATCTGCTTTCAGAGTTCCCTCTGCTCCAATCTTGTATGCGTCAAGCGCAAGTTTCTGTTCCTTCAGGTCAAGGTCACGATTCTTCAGTGCGCCTTCACTTGCTTCTTTAGCAAGCTGTGCCTGTACCTTTTCCTTCTCAATGTCAAGCCGTGCTTGCTCAATCGCTACCATCTGCTGCTCTGGACCACCTCCTTGCTGTGCCGCTGCCATGTTAGCTTGCATAACTTGCTGGGCAGCTTGGGCCATGATTTGTTCGATGACGGCAGGATTTTGTAGATTAGGATCGTCTTGTGGCGTATTTGCCATCATCTGACGAGTAATGCCATTTATTTGTTCTTCGTATTTCATAACTAAATGTTCTTGAATGTTGGCTTGAAGAACTGGTGCAATACGCTGCATAATAGGATTGCCACCATTGGCAGGGTCTTGTAGGAACATTGTCTTAACCTGAATGTGTGCATCATGGTTCTGTCCAGCAAAGGCTTTAATTGGCAGACCTTTTGTAGCTGCTTCAATATCTGTAACAGGATCAAGAGGCTGGGGTTCAGGTTTCGACGGAAGAATTCGGTCAAGATTGGGAATGTTTGCCGCATTCAAAAGGGTACGGTTAAGCTCTTCCATATTGAACATGCCGGGAGGTGCGGTCTGAGCCAACTGCATGGCCATCTGCGTCATCATAAGACGATGTGCAGAAGAAGGAATGTTAGGATCACTAACCGGGATTACATCAACACGACCATCAAAGTCTGTCCTGAAGATCGTTTCCGAAACTCCAGGGACATCGTAGGGGTATTCTTGTGGCAGACTTTCGTGATTGATACGTGCAAGTACTTGTAGTTCATTCTTTTGTGATTTATGCAGTCGTTTGTGGATTGCACTAAAGAACTTACTGGATGCTTCAAGCAAAGCCATAGTTGTACCTACAGGCCCATAGTTGGAACCTTCGCTAATTACTTGTTCGGTTGTGTCTGCAAACTTCTGACCTGCGCCAGATACAAACTGCAACATTTGGAACAACGTACCAGAGGGTTCTTTGTATGGAAGAGGTACAATAGATTTGTTAAGGTCCATACCTGTGGCTTCAACTTCTTTGAACTCGCCGGGGGCAATAGGATCGTTGTCTCCTACAATGCGTACACCTTTGGCTTTGAAACCACCGGGCAGATTAGAAAACTGACCTGCGTCAATAAGGTTACGCATAGCTGCCGTAGCAGACATGGTAAGGTTACCAAGAAAGTGAATAAGACCAAGACCGTAGAAACCAAATCCCGGTACAAAACGATAATGTGTAAAGAACATTTTCTTTTGTTTTGTTTGGTCATCTGGATTCCAGTTACGGCGAATAGAAAGAACAGTCTTTGTTTTTTCTTCTATTGTAACAATATAAGGACAGGCAACATCTTCTTCAATGTCAAGATAGCAATGCTGTTCAAGAAGAACATACTGCATGTCATTATCAGAAGAGGGTGAAAGGCCCAGAACCGTATCCATCTTTTCAGTCAGTGCTGACTGTTCAGGCATATACGGGTCTGGTAGTTCTACATCTGCATACATACCTGCATTGATCTGTCGTGCCATTTCTACAGGGCTGCGATACAATACATGAGTGTACCTGTCTGCCCGACGCAGATCGGTTGCGTAGTATGATACATAAAACTGGTCGATGGGAATAAATTCACTGACTGGCCGCTCTACAGAGGCGTCGTAGTAAACTTTCTTGAATGCGGAACCAATCAAGGGCAGGTGAAACAGCATACGTTCAAACTCGTCAAAGTACTCAGGCATTTGCTCTGTAAGCTGATAGTTCATAAAGTTCTGAACTCGATTAGCCTGTCGCTGTCGTGACTCCGTGATGTCACCTAGAACTTGGGCCTTGACCGGCCC